CGCACGGCCTGTCGAGTCGATGAGAGCCGGTTCGGCTCCGGCTGGGGAACAACAGCCCCAGACACCGGATCAGTGGTTCCGGAATCTCCTAGATCAACGCTAGCACAAGAAGGGTAGTTCAAGGAAAGTGCCGACTTACAACACGCACGTCGGCCGTACCGTTTCCGGTTCTGATCCTCTCGTCCCGGAGCCTCTAGCTACGGCCATCATCCAGGAAGCGCCCAAGTCGTCTGCCGCGCTCTCCCTCTGTAACCGGACGATCATCTCATCCAAGACCCAGCGCATGCCGGTCCTGGATGTCCTTCCCGTCGCCTACTGGGTTGGCGGCGACACGGGAATGAAGCAGACCTCGCTCCAGGCATGGAAGAACGTCGTGCTTGTGGTCGAGGAACTGGCCTGTATCGTTCCCATTCCGGAAGCCTATCTGGACGACGCGGACGTACCACTCTGGTCTGAGATTCAGCCCCGCATTACGGAGGCTGTGGGCCAGGTCATCGACCTCGCCGTCTTGTGGGGAATCAACAAGCCCACAACCTGGGGTGAAGCGGTCTTTACCGGAGCTGAGAAGTCCGGTCACTTCATCGTCCAGGGGACCGGCGTGGACCTCGCGCAGGACGTGTCGAATCTCGGCGTCATGATGGCCCAGACCGGCTATACCGTCAACGGCTTCGCGGCCCAGCCGGGAATGTCCTGGCAGCTAGTCGTGATGCGGTCGGCGCAAGGTCTGCCGATCTACCAGCCCGACCTTACCGGCTCTCCCGGAGGTTCGCTCTACGGCTACAACCTCTCAGAGATTGAGAACGGTTCGTGGCAAGCCGGAGCGGCCGGAGCCGTCATGCTCGCCGGAGACTTCAACAAGGCACTGATCGGTATCCGGAAGGACATCAGCTTCAAGATGTTCACCGAAGGCGTGGTCTCCGACGATACCGGCAAGGTCATTCTCAACCTCATGCAGCAGGACGCGGTGGCGATGAGGATGACGATGCGGCTCGCCTACGCGACCGTTAACCCGGTCACGATCATGAAGCCCGGCTCCGCGATTACGGCCCGGTGGCCGTTCGCGGCCATTCTCCCGGTCGGCACCACGCCTCCGACTGGCGGCCCAATCAACGTGATCGGCGCACCTCCGTATCCGTATCCTGGCAGCTACATGGCCGGGACCGAATCCCAGGGCGAAGTCGTTGAGAACGAGCAGGACACGCCTGCCGTGGAGGCCCAGGCCGCGTACCGCGAGGAACGTACTGCCGACGCGACCGGCCAGAAGGCTCCGGCCCGCTCCGCTCGCCGTACCGGCGAAGGCCGTTCCAGCGGCTCGTCCGACTAGGAGGAACGATGACTGAGGTGCGGCCTAGCCCGCGAAGCGCGCAGCCAACATTGCCGCCTCTCGCCAGTCCGGACGATATCGTGGACCGGCTAGGCCGCAACCTCAATCAAGTCGAGGGAGCGCGGATTGACGCGCTACTCCGCGACGGCTCATCAATTATCCGGCGATACGCGCGAGAGGACTTTGTCTGGTACGATTCAGACACAATCACGATCGTATCGGACGGAGGGATTATCAAGCTTCCCTGGCGTCCTATCGCCTCTATTGATTCCGTGATCGCCAAGAGCGGAATGCCTTTCGTCCCGGACTTCCCGGTCACCTGGTACATCTTTGATGGTGTCGACAAGATAACCGTACCGGGTCCATGGCAGTCTGGGATTATCAATCTTCCGGAATACTGGTATGAATACGCCTGGTCTACGGAGACGTACCAGGTAACCGGCTCGCACGGCTACGTCAATTGCCCGGAGGAAGTAACGGCCGTCCTTTGTACGGCCGTCCTGTCGGAGCTAGCGACTCCGACAATGAGTGCGACGCTCGCGTCTGAGTCTATCGGTCCTTACTCGTACACGATGCGGCGTACGTCCGGAGCCGGGCTAATGGCCGCGCTGCTTGACGCAGGCCTGAAGACCGTCCTCGCGGACTTCCGGACGGGCCAGGGAACGATCAAGATAAGGCTGTAGCTATGCATCCCTTCCCTTACGCGACTACCCTGACGGTCGTGCATCGCGTCCTAAACGGCCTAGACGGCTTCGGCAACGATACCTATAGGGACGAGCCGGAGACGGTAACGGGCTCCGTAGTCGCGCCGCAAGGAAGCTCTGAGAACGTCCAGTTTACGGACCAGGTAAGCACGAGCCTTGTGGCCTATCTTCCATTCGGGACGGCTGTGGGCCCACTTGATGCCATCCTGTATAACGGCCGCACCTATGAGATACAAGGCGAGCCCCAGTCCTTCCGGTCGCCGTTTAGCAACAATACGGCGCCAGTCGAGGTCCGGGCCCAGATAGTCACCGGAGCGTCAACATGAGTTCATTCACTCCGGATCATGAGGGAGTCGGCCGGATGCTCCGGTCGGACTTCATTGAGGGAACGCTCGTTATCTTTGCGAATGGGATAAAGGCCATCGCGGAGGCTACGGCTCCGGTCGATGAGAAGGGACCGCATCCCGGCCGCTACAAGGCGAGCTTCCACGTCCGGCACCATTCGCGCGGAGGCGCAAAGAATGACCGCGCGGAGGCAATCGTCTACAATGATGCGCCGGAAGCGCTATATGTTGAGTACGCCCATTACGGCGAGGAACCGTATCATACCCTGGCCCGTGCCGCATTCCAGAGGATATTGTGATGGCGACTGACGTCCAGGTATTCCCAGATGTGGAATCCCTAGTGCTCTATGCGCTCGTTCCGCTAGAGCCCGACATCCGCTTTGTTACGGTCCTCCCGGCCTCTATGCCGGAGTCGATTGTGGCCCGTGTCTACCGGATTAGCGGAGCGAACCGGAACATTGCTATAGACCGTCCCGTTGTTGACATTGACGTATTCGGCCCGAAGTCAGAAGCGGGCTCCGTATCGAATGCCGCGAGAGATATCCAGTCCGACATCCTTTCCATTATGGGGAAGGTCTATACGAATGGAGTTATTCAGCACGTCACGACCGTAGTCGGCCCGCGACAGCTACCGGAGGCAAACACAACCCTCGTCCGTTATTCCGCATCCTACGAGCTATCAGTACATTCATGAAGGGAATGAAATGACCGTATCTGTTCCTGAAAAGGACAACAGGCTACTCTACGCGGCCGGAGACGTCATGGTATGGGTCGGCCCGCCAAACACGGGCTGCCCGCTCGCATTCGAGGACGTTACCACCCTGACCGGCTATGCCTGCGGCGGCTGGGTCGATACCTCCGGCTATATCTTCAAGCTGGACGAAACGACCAAGGACATTCCTGCGGCCGGGACGCTCACGCCCATTCGCACGATCCTTACCGGAGGTTCCAAGAGCGTCCAGGCGACTCTGCTGGAGGCCATCAATCCGACAGCGCGGGCTCTGTACGACGATGTCCCGGTCTTCCCGCTCGCGTCCTCGCCGCTCAAGCCGACCGCAACGGCTCCGTACGTCGCGAGCTACGTCATTCCAGACCCGCCGGAGGACAACCGCTATTCGCTGATCTTCGACAGCATCGACGGCGATAAGGCCATGCGCCTTTACGCGCCATTCGCCAAGGTCACCGCTCGCGGCAACGACCAGATTCAGCAGGCCGACGTTACCTCGCTGGACCTTACCTGGACGTTCTATCCGGGAATCATCGATGACGGGACCGACCAGGTCAACGGAGTCGCGAAGCGCTTTATCCAGTACGGCCAGGACATGAGTGCGTACTTCTCATGACCAAGGACCAGCCGGCCGATGTGCCGGAAGATGAGGAGCCGGTAGACCTAGACCTTGACGACCTTGATGATTCGCTCAGAGATGAGCGTCTCGGAAAGGCGACCACGGTCAGGATCGATGGTGCCATTATCCATGTTCTCCATGCCGGAGACTGGTCGAGTAGCGCTATGCGCGCGGCCGGTATAGGCGACTGGGATACGTGGGCCGAACAGGTCATTCCGGACCCGGAGGAATTCAAGCTCTGGGATGCGGCCGACCTCCGGAATTATCAGATTGAGGCGATATTCCAGGAGTGCGGCCGCAAGGCCAGAATGACAATGGGAAAATCCAGAAGGTCGGGTGGCTCACGTCCTCGTTCGCGGAGGAAATAGAGGCAGACTTCCAGCGCTATTACGGGCTTGATTTCCGGGACTTGTTTGTACCGGGCTCCGGCCTTTCGTGGCGCAGGGTGCTTGTACTCGCGGATAATCTCCCACCGGAGAGCGCGACGGTAACAGCTATGCGGAATTCCGTACCGGAGGACGAGCTAACGGCTCACGAGTCGCATCCGGAGTTTGGTAAGTGGAGTAGTGCGGAGTCGCTACTAGCCCTGCTCGTGGATGAGGTCCGGAACCAGACGTGGTCATACCTCCAGCGGCATTCGGAGTCGGCCGTACCGCGTCCGGAGCCGCTTAGACGGCCCGGAGTCGGTGGCTCCGTCCGTCACGGCCGGATGGTAAGCCTAGAGACGGCTACGCGCCTAGACCCGCGTCTGCGCGGCCTAGAGCCCGCAGATGCCCAGAGACGGCTGGATGAGATGACGGGTAGGCGAGCTAATGGCGACTGACATCTTTGTCGGCTCCGTAGCGGTCGGAGTCGTGCCCGACGCTCGCGGCTGGAACACTAACCTCCGGCGTCAGCTGGTCCCTGAAGCGGACTCCGTAGGAAGGGAATACGGCCAGCAGCTATCCAAGGGCATCGTCAATGAGATGGGTAGCAAGAAGGCCGATTACGCAAAGGCTGGAGAACAATCCGGAGGCGCATTCTCCGACACATTCAAGAAGCGGCTAGAGGCCGCGATGAAGGCTCTCCCGGATATCAAGCTAACGGGAGACGATACTGATATTGAAGTCAAGCTCCATAAGATCAAGCTTCTGCTAATCGAGTTGTCGAAGCAGAATATCATTGACGACAAGCTGGCCCTAGAGGAACTGGCTGTCATTGAGAAAGAGCTTGATAAGATAAGCCGAAAGTCCAAGGACATTACCGTCCGGTTCAATACAACGGAGGCAAAGGCTCAGCTAGCTCTTCTTCAGAAGGATGCTTCTAGCGTAGGCGGTGGCGGACGCGGCGGCATCCTGGGCCTTCTTGGATTCGGTGGCGGAGCGGCCGGAAGTGCGGGGCAGGCCGGGAGCCAGGCAGCCCCAGCGGCGGCCGGGCTCGCTAACCCGTACACGATTACGGGAGCCGTCGCGGTCGGCCTCGCGGCTCTACCGTTCCTCGCTCAGGCGGTGTCCGGCATTGTTGTCTCCGGGCTTGGCGCCGCTATCGCCGGAATGGGTGCCCTTGGAGCGTTCGGGCTAGGCGGCACTACGTCGGCACAGGCCGCTTCGGCGCAGCAGGCGTCGGCAGCGGCGAGCCAGAATCAATTGGCGGCTCAGCAAAGGCTTAATGCGCTCCGGGCTTCCGGTAAGGCCACGACCGCTCAGCTAACGGCAGCGGAGAATACCCTGACTGTGGCTCGCAATAATGCGAATGCCGCTCAGGTTAAGTCTGCTGCCGCACAGAAGGACCGGCTGACCCAGGGGCAGGAAGATGTCCGGAAGGCATTCAGTAATGTTGCGTCGGACGCTAAGGCCGCTCTTACTGACATTGGTGCGTCGTTTGTTCCGGTCATGGAGAATATCGCACATACCGTTAGCGGTGTGATAAAGACCATGACTCCGGTATTCCGGGCTGCGGTCGCGGTCATAGCTGGGCCGCTTCAGATATTTGCCGATACTGTTCTCAGAGCCTTTACGAGGCCGGAAGTCCAGAAATCAATTTATGCGATCGCCCAGGCATTTGGCGCCATCCTTACAGCCTTTACGCCAGACATACCGGGCATATTTGATTCATTCGCCCAGGCCATTACCCGGATGGCGTCGGCTATCTCAGCTAACCCGAAAGCGTTTGCGGACTTCCTTAACTTCCTGTTCCAGATTATCATTGCCGTCATAGACGCGCTCGCGTGGCTGACGAGGTTTGCGACTTATATCGAGCAGCACTTTATGCCGGTCGTTAAGGGCTTTGTTAACGGCTGGATACAAGCCGGCCATAACATAGAGCACTACTGGGATATGACCTGGAACAATACGGTCGGCCGGGCTATGCGGGGACAGGCCGACCTCCAGCGGATTATCTCAAGCATGCTCCATAACATCGCCCATTACTTTGACGTTGCCCGGCACGATGTCTCGGCTATCTGGGACCTTATGTGGAACAATACGGTCGGCCGGGCACAGCGCGGAGCTAGTGATGTCGTCCGTATCTTTATCAACGTCCGGAACGGAGCAGTAACCTGGTGGAATAATATCAAGAATACTTCCGCGTCCATATGGGACCAGATATGGAACAATACAATAGGCCGGGCTATCCGGGGATGGCACGACCTAATGGGAATCTTCGGGCACATTAGGTCCGACGTCATTAACTTCTTTAGCGGAGCGGCTAGCTGGCTTGTTAATGCGGGCTCGAATATAATCAGCGGCCTTCTGAACGGTATCCGGTCGGCCATGGGAGCTATTGGCGGATGGATCAAGACGAATGTCTATGACCCAATCGTAAGCCATATCAAGAGCTTCTTTGGAATCAAATCGCCGTCGCAGGTTATGTTCGGTATTGGCTCGAATCTAATCCAGGGCCTGCTCCACGGCATCCTTTCTGCCGGCGACCTTACGCACTTTATCAAGAACGTCTTTGGCGGGCTCCCGGCCGCTCTCGGCTCGCTCGTCCAGAAGGGACTCGTCAACCTCGCGAAGCTCCCGGCCAAGGCTCTCTCGGCTCTCGGAAAGGTCGGAGGCGCCATCGGTGGGTTCTTTGCTAAGCTGTTCGGAGGCTCGACCAGCGGTGGCGTAGCTCGCTGGGCCGGAGTAGTCGCTCAGGCTCTAACAATGCTTGGCCTTCCGCTCTCGCTTTCCAAGCAGGTCCTCTATCAGATGCAAACGGAGAGCGGCGGCAATCCGAATGCTATTAACCTGACTGACATAAACGCTCAGCACGGTGACCCGTCGCGAGGTTTGCTCCAGACTATCGGCTCTACCTTCGCGGCCTATCACGTACCCGGAACCTCTAACAATATCTATGACCCGCTCGCGAATGTCGCTGCCGCAATTAACTACGCGAGGCACGTATATGGGCCGTCGCTAATGAGTGGCGGAATGGGAATGGGCTCCGGCCACGGATACGACGATGGCGGCTGGTGGCCGCATGGGACCTGGGGCTGGAATATGTCTGGGGCTCCGGAGCTAGTCCTAACGCAGAAGCAGCTTCAGTCCGGGCTCGCTCGCGGAGGTGACGGAGCTTCCGCTACGGAATACCACGCCCACTTCGATGGGCTTACCGGCCAGGCTATTGAGAGCCACGTCCAGCACGCCTTTACGACAATGTCGGTGGCGCAGGGAGCGCTTACCCGGAACGGCCGGAGGTCTTAATGCCTACTCCACTCGGTATAACGTACGTTGATCCTGACGGCAATGACTGGAACCTTTCCGACCTGTCATTCGCGGACGGCTATATCTGCGCCGGAATCGCCGGTATTGAAGGCTTCCCTGTTTCTATGCAGGTTGTCCCGCTACTCGACGGAACGGCCATCCCGAACTATTACATTCCGCAGCCGGGCTCTATTGCGCTTGGCCTCCTGGTCGGCCGACCGGAGACTAACCGGGATGAGATGGCTTATTATGACCTTCTAGACCGGATTGTCCGGGCATTCTACTGCCGGAGGAATGAGGCTCCGCGCGGAGGCTACCTTCAGATTCAGAGGCCGGATGGGTCGGTGCGGCAGATCCAGACATTTACGACGGCCGGGCTCGACTCGCCGGAAGTCGGCATTAGCAACCATACGCTCTACTCGATAACGCTCCAGACTCCGGACCCATACTGGAATGACCTAGCGTCGCAGTCGCTAACCTATTCGCTTGGCGTAGCTCCGGGAATCCTGCCGCTGTTCCCTATTCACCTAGGAGCCGGGACCGTCCTAGGCAATACGACAATCGTTAATGACGGAGGTGCGCAGGCCTGGCCTACCTGGACGATTACCGGGCCGGGCACGCCGACGATCAAGAATGTGTCGAACGGCCGGCAGTTCGCCCTGAATACCCCAATACCGGCCGGGCAGGTAGTCCAGATAACGACTAAGCCCGGAACACAGTATGCGGTAAACCTCACGACCTCTACGAACATATGGGACCAGCTTGTGATCGGAGGTTCGATTAGCAATCTGTGGGCGCTCATGTCCGGAATTAATCAGGTCAGCATAGTAATGGCCGGAGCGACTTCAGCAACGTCGGTTCAGGCTACCTGGACGAATAGGTGGAATAGGGCATAATGGCAGTCCTTCCTGTAAGCGGATGGTCTCCGGCTACGCTGAGCGTGGCCTCTGGATACCTTGCGCCGCCTGCGGCATATGCGCCTCCGGGAGCGGGCTCCAGCGACCTCGTATGGGTAGAGATAATAGACAAGAACCTGGTTAGTCAAGGGCCGGTCCAGTTCGTCAATATAACGGCTACGCTCTATTACAACGCGGTTGGGTCGTGGACTATTACCGTGCCCTATTCCGACGCTCTCTGGAACATAATGATGGCCGGCGACTTCTTTGTAAGCGTCAACTGGCGCGGCCTATTTACGTTCGGCGGCAAATGCGAGCAGCCGGGATATACCGACTCCATTCCCGGAGCGACTGGCTCTGCGATATCGAGTGGACCGTTCATCACGCTAAGCGGAGCCGACTGGCTAGGCCTGATCGCAAACCGGATAGCGTACCCGGCTCCCGGCTCCGCATGGTCAGCGCAGACCGCGAGCGCCACGGACCCGGTTACGGCGAGCCCGCTAGAGACGGCCCTGAAACACTACGTAACGGCCAACGCGGGCTCCGGAGCTATCGCCTCGCGCCGGATAGCCCTACTGGACGTAGCGGCCTCTACGGGCCGTGGAGCGAACGTCTCCTATACCGTCAAGTTTGGCTCCGGAGTAGACCTCAATCTAATGGACGTACTCCGGACGCTTATTGCGTCATCCGGTAACGGGAATGCGATGGGGATTCAGGTAACCCGGAATGCCTCGACGCACCGGCTATTGTTTGACGTTTACATTCCGCGCGACCTCTCCGGAAAGGCCTGGTTCTCTCGCGACCTAGGCAACCTAACGGCGATTGCCTTTAACCTGGTTGACCCGACCGTAACTGACGCATTGGTCCAGGGCTCCGGGACTAACTTTATCCAGGTGAGCGCGAGCGCGAAGACCGCATTTAATCAGGTTGAGGTATTCAACGATTCCTCGTCTGAGACCGTTGTCGCCAATCTAAACGCGACAGCGCAGCAGGCGATTCTTTCGGGAGCGGCTGGGCCGACCCTAACGGCTACGCTCGCGGACACGCCATTCCTGACGTTCGGCCGGGATTACCGGCTTGGTGATATCGTAACAATCGAGGTGCGGCCGGGAGCCGTCTATTCAGACGTTATTACGTCGGTCACCCTAACGGCCGACCCTAGGCAGACTCCGGCGATAGCGGCTGTTCCTACGGTCGGGCAGAATGCGAATGCGACGGCGACGGATCAGTCAATAATCGGACAGCTTACTGCGCGGATTCGCGCTCTGGAAAAGAAGCTCGCAACTAAGTGAGGACGGAATGGTAACATACGACGCGCGGCCTTCGGCCTTTACCCAGCTAACAACTACGGCTGAATGGGAAGCCCTGCTGTCGCTGATTGGCCCGGCCGCAGCCATCGATGGGTCGGCCGGTTCGGCTATGACGCCCAGTCTCGATACCGGAGGCCGGAATGCCGTCATCGCGGACGGGAACATTCTTATCAGGGGCCAGCTATGGCGCTGCGACGCTCCGGTCTCAACTCCTATTCCGGCCGCGTCCGCGCAGAACCGGATTGACCGGCTCGTTATCCGGCTAACTCGCGGAGCCTCTACATCGGCTGCCGTAGTCGCTCCGGCTGTCGTTACCGGCACTCCGTCCGGGACTCCGGTTATACCGGCCCTGACGCAGACTCCGACCGGCATCTATGAGTACCCGGTATGTCACTGGACCTCTACGTCGGCCGGAGCGCTTACGACTCTGGTCGATGACCGGAGGCTCACAAACGATCCATGGCATGATATGCGGCCGCTTACCAACTCGTTTGTCGGGACGATATCCGGCTGGCCTCCGGGGCAATATCGGTTTAGCGATGACTGCCGTTACGTAGAGCTTGGCGGCGCAATCCAGTCACCGCCAACTTCCGGCAACTACAACGGAGTAGCATTCGCTACATTGCCGCCTGCCTATAGGCCGGTTAGCGGTACGGCTCGTATGGCGGTTCCGGGTAATGTGGCGAACCAGGGAGGCGGCACCGCAACTCCCTATCTCCAGGTGAATGGCGTCGGAGCGATGTCATTGGGAGCTTCAAGTACAACACTGGTCCAGTCGACATTCAGTATCAACGGTCGGTTCCTCCTAGAGGACTCGTCCGGATTCGTCCAGACATAGGAGGCTGTGTGATAGCGGCAGGACCGCTCTCGGAGGCTCTACATTGGGCCATGTTCGACTTCTGGGCTATCCTTGCGGCCTCTATCGCGGCTGTCCTGAACTTTATCATTGCCGTCCGGAATCAAATTCAGATAATGAATGTACTCCGTACCCTAGATCAGATGCGCATAGACGTGGAGAGTAGAATAATCGCGGAGGGAGGCATGACCATGCCACCAGGAGATAGGATCAAAAGGCGGCTTGTCGAATGGGGTCAAACGTTTGACTCTGACGAGCTAAGGGATGGGTTGGTGGAGCTTAAGTCGGTTCCGCCTAATCCCAGCCCGCCACCGGAGGACGAGCAGGCAGAGCCCTGGGGTCTAGGCGACGATGCGGACCCGCCCAAGCGCGAGCGCTTCGGCCACCGGCTCCGCGCCTATAGGAGGGAGCACAAGGAACACGATGGCGATTAAAGAGAAGTGGATGCCGAGTCCACATTACTCGACTTCGCGAGGTCCGTACAACGTCCTAGCCTTCCATACGACGGAAGGCGCAATGACAATCGAGGCACTGGGAAACTGGTTCGCCAATCCTTCGGCCCAGTGCTCCAGCCATCACGGTGCGGACAATTCGTCGGCCGGGCTTCTAGGAGCTTACGTTTACGAGAACCACAAGGCGTGGACTCAGGGGAATGCGAACAACTACTGTATTTCCCTGGAGATGTGCGCCTACGCCTCGTGGACGAATTCCACCTGGATGGGCAAGAACGTCCTCCTCAACAATGCCGCTGACTGGCTCCGGTACTGCTGCCAGAAATACGGCATTCCCTATACCAAGCTCTCGAATTCCCAGGCCCAGTCCGGGACCGTCAAGGGAATCGCTCAGCACGTAAACTTCGGCTCAATGGGCTCCGGCCACGTCGACTGCGGCTCCGGATTCCCGATGGACGAGGTTATCAAGCGAGCCAAAGGCGGAAGCTCCGGAGGCTCTACCCCACCAGCATCAGGAAGTGATCTCATGGCAGCAGCCGTCGCGTTCTACGAGGGAAAGCAGTACTTCGCCTACATCAACCCCAGCGGGAAGGTCAGCGTCAATGGCGGAGTCGTGGACCCTGGTTCCAACGCGAGGAATGGCGTGGGAATCGCCATCGACCCGGCCAGCGGCCTTAAGGTCGTCACCTACACCAATACCGGCGGGAAGGTCTGCAAGTACGAGCAGAAGAAAGGAAACAATAGCTGGGGCTGGGTCGACATGAAGTGGGACGCGAAGTAATCGCGCTCCATTAAACCAAACTACCGAAGGGAAAGAATAGTGGGAAACGGAACCCAAATCCCGGTCGTGTACCTAAGTGTCGGCGCACCGGGCAGCGAGAACATTTCACAATCCGGCGGCAACATCGTAGTCGAGATGTGCCCTAAGTGTTTCGTCCTCGTCCCGACCGACCTGGTCCAGCAGCATATCGACCAGCCGCACGCCGGAGAGGACCAGACCCCAAACTGGACTCCCGGCCAGAACGTCGGTAACGCTCCCGATCAGGGGCTGCCGCCGCAGACCGGAGCCCCAGACCAAGGGCTCCCGGAGGGAGAGCAGCCGCCAGGAGAGGTTAGCGGTGGGCCTCCGCCAACGGTCAATCCGGTCACGACCAAGCCTGGCGGGTTCAGGCCGTGAGCGACGTTCTTATCCGGCTCCGCAACTTCGAGGACGAGGAAGCCGCGAACAAGACCGCTGAGGACATCCGCAATTCCGGCGGCATCACCTACGTCGATACGGATGGCGGCCAGGTCAATGTGACTGTAGGAGACGTAACCGTTGAACCTTGACGGCGACTTCCAGCCGCTCTCGCTCGCGGAGCTAGCGAAGCTGGAAATGGCCCAGCTAGCCCGCGAGCGGGAGACGACTGACCCAGACCCGGAGCTATGGCGCTGGTCGCCTCTGGAGCTTGCCGAATTCGCGCGCATGCTAGAGGTCGCGCGGAGCGCGGCGATGGACGGCCTTCGCCGTCTCGTCTTTATGGAGGCCGGTTCCGGGATAGGCACAAAGCTCTACGTCGCGCAGTATCACTTCGACATGACTGCGGTCGGCTACGAGATAAGCCCGGACTACATCTACCAGGCCCGGACTATCAATGTCGATACCCGCCAATGCGACTTCCGGACGGAGAGCCCGGACTGGGGCGAAGGCGACATCGTGTATATTGCCCGGCCGTTTAAGTCGGATGAGGCGGATACTGTCGCTCCTGACAGTGTCGAGATAGCCTGGGAGCAATCCGTCCATGAGGCGATGCGTCCCGGAGCC